AAGAAGTTGATAAGATGTTTCCAAAGAAAGTATCGTACGCATTTCTTACTAGCAAGGCATAATCATGGAAGATCAGGTAGACAAGTTCTTTAGTAGTTTGGATGATTTCTATCCTGGCTCTAAAAAGAAACGTCGCCCTGTAGATCCAAATGCTAAGCCAAAGAAAGTAAAAGAAGAAGGTTCCTGGGATTCAAATCCACAGGTAAAAAAACTACCTAACGGAAACGTGGTAGAATTATATAGTGCCGGGTCATTGTGCCAAGCACTAGGAAGACCGATAGTTACTCTACGGCTTTGGGAACGAAAAGGTTATATACCACGTGCACCCTATCGCCTAAAGTCAATCATCGTAGACGGAGTAAAGAAGCCAGGATGGCGAATGTATTCCAAAGCAATGATTGAATCAACTGTTAAGATCTTCAACTCTCGTGGTCTCTTAGAGGCTCCAAGAATTGATTGGAATCGCTACCCGGACATGTCAATTGAATTGGCAGAGTCTTGGAAAGAGATTCACAGTCAAGAAACTAACTAACCACCTAGCGTAAAGACCCTTGGGTCTCAGCTATCAACCAAGTAAAAGAAAGGAAGCCATGAGCGCTTCATTAAAAATACAGAAAGACCTACCAAACGTAGGGTCTTATGCAACAACAACACCTAACCAAGAAGAGTTGGAAGAACTCTTTGCACCTGAAGATGAGAACGAAGTTCCTTCACACTCATCTGTTATTCAATCAGGTTGGGGTGCAGCCAAGAAGGCTGTGGCCAAGTCAACAAAAACCTTCGCAACGGATTTCCGTTTTGACGAAGATGTTCAGCTAATTAAATTCATCTCGGACGAACCAATGGTATTCATGCAACACTGGATTAATCGTCCAGGTAAAAAGTCATTCATTAGTATCGGTGAAGGTGATCCACTAATTGCTGTGGGTAGTAAGCCAGACCAAAAGTTTGCGTTTACTGTTCTCAACCTTTCAGATGAAGACCCACAACTCCAACTAATGATTGTCGGGGTTCGTTTATGTGGTCAGCTTGAGAAGCTTGCTTCTAATGCAAAGACTGGTCCACTAAATCGTCCTGACCTATATTGGGCGGTAAGTAAGTCTGGTCAGGGCACCAAGACTTCTTACTCTATCGTTCCTGTTAAGGAACGTGACCTTGCTGATGAATGGGAAATTGATCCTATTGCAGCTGCTGAGTTAATCAAAACAATGAAACCTCTTGGACAAGATTCTCTCCACATGTCCACTAAGGCAGAACTTGCAGAGATTGCTCGTGAAATTGCAGCAAGCAACTAGTCAACCCCATTAACTTGAGGGGCCCGGTCTAACTCCTTTCTCACGGGCCCCTCTTCCATCAGAGGAGAGCAATGAATATTATTACCACACTAGAAAAGTTAGAGGATCTTGTTTCCTATTACAGTGAACAGGACGCCTTTGTCTTTGACGTGGAAACTGTAGGGGATCATCGGGGTGATCCGCGTCAGAACATAATCACTTGGATCGCACTGGCCACTGAAGGCCGTGTGGATGTTATTCCAATGGGCCATCCAAACGGAGACTATGTTCGTACAGAATATCCATTGCTACCCTCTGCACAGGATAGAATTATTAAGGGTTTACCTATTCGTGCGTCTGACTACAGCAAAGATGAGCGTAAGGCTACAAAGATTTTTACTGAGGCTCCGGAACAACTAACCCCAGGAGAAGTATTCAAAGCCCTAAAGCCATTGTTCTTTAGTGACAAGGTTAAGATCGGGCACAACTTAAAGTTCGATCTACAGAGTGTTACCAAGTATCTTGGTAAACTTCCGGCGCAGCCATATGCATGTACCCTTAATGCTGCGTTTATTATTAACACACAGGATCGCCTTAACCTTGGTCTTGATGATTGTTTAAAGCGTGAGTTTGGCTACCACATGGTCAAGGGTGTTGGTAAAGAAGTAGAGGTATACTCTTTTGATGAGGTGGCAACTTATGCCGGTCTTGATGCTGAGTGGACCTGGAAGCTTTGGAACAAGTACTCAGGTAAACTAGACACGGATAATCTTCGTGGATTGTTTACTTTAGAAATGGATGTTCTTGAAGTAATCTGTACGATGGAACTTCGTGGCGCAGACATTGATGTTAATGAGTTAGAGAAACTTAAAGGTAACCTAGAACTTCAACTAGAAACTACAAAAGCTAACATCTATAAGTTTGCTGGTAAAGCATTTAATATTAATAGCGTACCTGAAAAACAAAGGATTTTATTCTCTAAGAAAACAGAGGGTGGCAGAGGTCTTCGCCCAAAGGTATTCACGCCCGCAGGAGAAAAGCGTATTGAAGCTGGGTCAGATCCGACAGTTGCTGATTTCTCTGTTGCAGAGCCTGCATTAAAAATGTTTGCTGGTAAGGATGCTTTGGTAGATGAGATGCTTAACTACTCAGACCTTAATAAGTTGCTGACAACTTACGTTATTCCTTACATGGGTGGGGACATTACGCGAACACTTCTTGGTAAGTCTAAGACTGTGGCTAAGAAAAGCCTTCTACTTAATGGCAGGATTCACACAGACTTTATTCAGTATGGTGCAGAAACTGGGCGATTCTCTAGCCGTAATCCTAACTTACAAAACGTTCCTAACCCACGTACACTTAACGGTAAGGCTATTCGTAATCTGTTTGTTGCTCCTGAAGGCAGTAAGCTTGTTGTAGCAGACTACTCTCAGATTGAGCCACGTGTTCTTGCCTCATTTAGTGGCGATAGAATTATGTGTACTTCGTATCTTGATGGTGTAGATATTTATACTACTATTGGAAATACTGTCGGGGTAACCCGTGATGCTGCCAAGACTCTTGTGCTGGCTATGATGTATGGGGTTGGTCCAGATAAGATTGCCGAATCAATTGGTGTATCGGTTAATGAAGCACGCAACCTACTAGATGCTTTTATGGCTAAGTTCCCATCAGTTGCTAAATACAAAAAGCAGGTTATTGCTGACAGCCGTAGACGTGGCCCAGTTCCCTACGCTTTGACCTATCTAAACCGTCGTAGATATATACCTGACCTACGATCAAATGTTATGTGGCAACGCTCTAGGGCAGAGCGTCAAGCATTTAACACGGTAATTCAGGGGTCTTCGGCAGATCTTATAAAGCTTGCTATGATTAGGGCACATAAGTTGATCCCGGCAGAGTCAAGTTTAATCTTGACTATCCACGATGAATTGGTAACTGTTACTCCAGATCATTTAGCGGAAGAAACAGCAGCAGCCATTCGTGAAGCCATGGAAGGTATTAAGGCTCTTAATATTCCAATGATCGCAGATGTAAAAACGGTTCAACGTTGGGGAGAAGCTAAATAGTGTTCTGGAAAAAGAAACACAAAGTAAAACGCAGAGAGATTGATCACTTACCCCTGCCTGTTTTAATACGTCAAGTTATATACGATACTATGCTTATGCCTGCAGAAGAGATTGCTAATATCATGGGGTTACCTCCAATTTCTGATGACGTGGCTGAGATGGAAGAGCGTGAAAGTCAAAAGCGTTTAGAAAAGTTTGCTACGTTAATTCCTTTTATTGATTCACACGCAGATATCGCAGCAAAGATTGCTGCTTCAGCATATATGATTGAGGACGAAGAAGAAGACTACGGAGAATTAGAAAAACTTGGTATAGAAGACTTAGCACAACTTACAAAATTATTTAGGTTAGTTGCTTTATCATCTTCTATATCTTGTGTATCAACTTTATTTAATCTAGGACTTATAAAGTCATTGGCGGTGGATGATGAGTAGTAATTGGTGGGCTAATAAATTGGGTGGGGTTCCAAACTCTACGCCTACTCCGGCAACAACTCCCCCAACGGGAAACGTATACAGAGCAACTCCCGGTGCACCTAATACCCAAGTAAGCTATGATCATAATCAAGATCAGTTAGTAACAAAAGCACAGAGTGCTAGGGCTTCTGATCGTTGTCCAGCATGTTACTCAGGAAACTATATGGCTTCACCTGCGGGTGGGCGTATGCGTTGTTACGACTGTGGTTATCCAATCGTTCAACAAGGCTCAGGACTTTCAGGTACAGGAACCGGTAATGGTCCTGTAGTGGCATCAAAACAAGTAGGACAAAGTGGCGGGTTTAATCCAACAACAATCGTAGGGAGACTAGAGTAATGGCCGTTATCAATTCAGAAGCACTTAAGGTTGTAGCAAACATTAATAAGAAGCTTGGTGCAGGAACAGTTGTAACCGCAGATAAGGTTCGACTACCGGAACGTATTACAACCGGATCTCTAACACTTGATGTTGTACTGGGTGGTGGCTGGCCTATGAATCACTGGGTGGAGTTAGTTGGTGAAGCATCCCACGGTAAGACAGCATTAGCTCTTAAGACTATTGGTGCTAATCAAAAGCTTAACCCTGAGTTCACTGCTGTATGGATTGCCGCTGAAGCATTTGATGCACAGTATGCAGAGCTTTGTGGGGTAGACACGCAGCGTGTTATCCTTGTAGAAACTAATAGTATGGAGGATGCTTTTGATGCCGTTATCCAGTTCATGGAAAGTAAGGCTGTTGACATGGTTGTTGTTGATTCTCTCCCCGCTCTCGTTCCTTCAGCGGAAGACGAAAAGCACATGGAAGAATTCACTGTGGGACGTGGAGCCCTCATCACGAACAAGTTCTTCAGAAAAGTAGCCTCAGCTACAAAACGTGACCTAGTAGAGGCAGAACGCCCAGTACTAGGAATTATGATTAATCAATATAGAATGAAAATTGGAGTAATGCATGGAGACCCACGTACCACCCCAGGTGGTCTTGGAAAAGATTATGCCTATAGTATTAGGGCAGAAGTCAAGCGTGATGACTGGCTTGAAGTTGGGACTGGACAGGATAAGCGTCGCGTTGGACAGACTATCCGCGTTAGAACCATTAAGAACAAGACCTTCCCACCACAGCAAACCGCGTATCTAGATTTCTATTTTGCAGATGGTGGTGCAATTGATGCAGGTGGATTTGATACCGGCAAGGAAATTGTGGCATTATCTATTCTTAATGGTATTGTAGATCGTCGTGGTGGGTGGATGTACTACGGTGATCGTAAGTGGCAAGGCGCTCAAGCATTAATTGAATCTCTACGAGAAGAAGTAGAATTAAAAGATGAAATTAGTCGTGCCGTAATGGATACATTAAAATCAGGACCAGATCTTATGATCGAAGCAATTGATGAAGAGTGAAGGTCAGAAACAATCTTTAAAGCATGAAAAACGTTTAGAAAAAATAGCAGGTGGTAAGCGCAGTGCCGCCTCTGGTGCATTTTGGTCTCGTAAAGGAGACGTCAGAAGTGACGATCTTCTTATCGAACATAAGTGGACTGGTAAGAAGTCAGTGACTATTAAGTCAGAGGTACTTCAAAAGATTACAAAGGAAGCAATACTAGATAGCCGTACTCCGGTTCTAGGGCTTCACCTTGATGGTGAGAATTACGTCGTTCTTTTAGAGGAGGATTTTTTTGAATTACGTAATTCTATAAGAGGTGACTAGTGCGTTACAGCGATGACCCCAGCTGGACTTGGCGATATGAAGCAAAGTGTCAAGGAGAAGATACAGAAATATTTTTTCCACCACGAGACAAAGCTTTATACAAGCCTATAGCTGACAAGGCTAAATCTATCTGTTGGGGTACAGATGGTAAGCCAGAATGCCCGGTTAGACAAGAGTGTCTAAAGGAGGCTATAATGAATAATGAGCTACATGGAATCTTTGGTGGCATGTCACACAGAGAACGCAACGCAGCTCAGCGCAAGTATGAAAAACAGAAGCTCACTCTTACTGAGTGGTTGGAGAAAGAGGGCAGAAAGTATGGCAAAACCTAAAACTATCGCCAGCAAAGATTTAAAAGCATTCCTTAGTACGAGTAAGAGAGAGACTCGTTTAATGGGTGCATTAGAACGTCACGTCTTGTCTAAACCGTTTGATGATCGTGACATGAGTTACATTCACCCTTCGGACATTATTAAAGAAGACTGGTGTGCATTAGCACAATACCACGCTGTTACTGGTAACTATACAGAGACACGTGATAAAACCACAGCCCGCCTTGCATCTATTTTTGCAGAAGGCCATATCATTCATGCTAAGTGGCAAGACTGGTTTAAAGAGATGGGTGTTCTTTACGGTATGTGGGGAGACTCTACCGGCACTTCTTGGGCTGTCTCTAAAGACATACATAAGAGTGTTCAGTATAAAGAAGTACCACTACGTAGTGACAAGCATATGATGCGTGGACACGCCGATGGTTGGATTAAAGGACTAGGCGATGATTGCCTTATCGAAATTAAATCTATTGGTTCAGGCACTCTACGCTTTGAAGCGCCTGCAATTCTTCAGCAAGCCAATGGAGATATAGAGCAGGCTTGGAAACAAGTCAAGACTCCTTTTCGTATGCACCAACTTCAAGGTCAGGTATACCTGCACCTATGCCACCTAATGGTTGAAGAAGGCCTACTAGAAGTAGCCCCAAAAGAGATTGTATTTATCTATGAACTTAAAGCAAACCAAGATTACAAAGAATTTGTCGTAGCTTACAACCCAGAGTTTACCAAAGAGATCTTCGATAAGGCTTTAGATATAGCATGGGCAGCAGAGAATAAGCGACCACCTATGTGCAGTATTGACCCAGCTAAAGGCTGTAAGCGTTGTGAACCATTTCAGGAGGTAAAATGATTTGCTATGACTGTGATGGTTATGGTTATATTGCTGTTGAAGACAGATTAGATTACGAATCTACTGAGGATTACGCTGTAGGTGAGTCAGTAGATTGGTCTTGGCCTGATCTTAGGCTTGATGCTGATCATGCTGGCTGGAGCCTTTGTCCATATTGTGACGGTACTGGAAAGGAAACTAAATGAGTATTAGTAGGGATGTACTAGCAGCGGTTAATGAGCTTGGGTTTTCATTAACACCTAAGCCAGAGGTAGACATTCCTATGTTGCCTCGTGATATTACTGAGTTAGATGACGAAGGTCTTATGGATCTATTCGTTCAGTTTACACAATGGAATGATCACCTTGCCGGTGCACAGGCTATTGCTATTATCAATGAGCGTGAAGCACAGCGCAACCTAGATAACGCAGAAGCTAAGGCAATGTTAAAGTATTGGACCGGAGCTAAGGGTGATCGTGTTGCACTTATAAAGGCGCAGATTGCGGACAGCCAAGACATTCAAGAACTTCAGCATGAGGCAGACGTTAAGTATGCTTTTCGTAAATTGATTGAGACTAGAACTCTCAATGTTGAGAGAGACTCACAACTTGTCTCTCGTGAACTTACAAGACGTACCTCAGATGGTGGGGGAATGAGAGCTAGAACACGGAGATTCAACACATGATTATTGGACTAACAGGGTATGCACAGTCTGGCAAGGATACTGTGGCAAATGTTTTAGTAGAACGATATGGGTTTACTCGCATTGCTTTTGCTGATAAAATTCGTGAGTTTCTTTATGAGACAAACCCTATGTATGATTCTATTGTTGGAGAGCCCTTATTTGTAAAGGCCAAAGTAGACCGTGATGGTTGGGAAGAGGCTAAGAAATCACCACAAATTCGTCGCTTACTACAGAACTCAGGTGTTGCTGCTCGCAACCTGTTTGGTCCTAACTTTTGGGTTAATGAGGCAATGAAAACTATGCTTAATGATCCTCGACCAGACATGAGCTACGTAATAACGGATGTTAGGTTTCTTAACGAAGCAGATATGATCAAGGCTAATAATGGTCAAATTTGGAGAGTAAAACGACTTGGTGTAGATCCGGTTAATGCTCACGTATCTGAAACCCAAATGGATGGATATCCCGTAGATCAAATCTTTATTAATAACTCAACTTTAGATGATTTAGAGGTACTAATTAAAACAAGAATGGTCGGCTATGCCAAGTCAGAGTAGGAAGCATCGTGGCTATAGGTCTCAAAAAGTTGTTGCAAACTATCTTGCAGAGCATGGTTTCCCGTTTGCGGAGTCCACTGGTGCTGGTAGACCTGGAACTGATATTACC